GGTTAACGCCCCCCCCATAGTTGATTGTGTTCGAATTTATTTTACTATAATTATATTTAATAATTTGTAATATTTACAGTTTACGAACTTAACTGTTATTTAATTTATTATAGTTGTAGTACGATATGTTCCTACCTCCAATTAACTTAAACGTTTGGCTTGTTTTATGTTGTTTTATAAAGCCTTAATTCTAATAACAACAACCCACTTATCACACCACTACTTTTTCGTAGTGCTATACTGTCAGTGTGAGAGTTAACAGTAACATTATAACCTAAATGGTTTATTTATCCCTTTTCATGAATTTTGGATAAATATTAGTATAATGGATACACCCTCGAAAACATCGGGTGCTTAAATATAGATGGAATTTGTGCCTCTGCAAGTATTGATGCTAGCTTGTGGTTGTAATCAGTGCATTGCTGATACGGCTATCGTATCGTCCGCGAAGACGGGACAGACGCAGTCTTCATATTGGGCGAGAGTTCGGGAAGATGCCCGAACTGAAAAGGGCAGATTAGGAAGTGATTTTGCTCAAAAGAAGCGAGAGCTGAAAGAGGCTCGTCGTTTGGCGCGGAAGTTAGGTGTTAGTGAAGAAGAAGCTAAGATGCAATTAGCCGACAGAGCTTTGGCTTTGGAGAAGAAGAAACCCAAAGTTAAGCAGGAAGTTGAAAGACGAGGAAGATTTAAACCTGGAGCCTTGGCTATGTTTAAGAACCTTGGTATCTATGATAATATAGTCGGAAATGATGATAGTCGCAAGAAGAAATTCAATCGTCAGAGATTAGCAGAAAAGAAGAATAAGTTAAAAGAGCGCAGTATTGTAGCTGACGCTCACGAACTTGCTAGAAATTCTGATTTTTCTAAGATGTCAATTGAAGATCGGAATATACTCACTTCCGCTCATTTCATTCATAAAGATAGATATGCTGCATTACAGCATGTTCGTCGTAATACTGATCTTATTCGTGAGCGCAGAGATGTGCGTGAACGAAATGTAGCAAAAGCTCGCGGCAATATTAGGCATATAGAAAAACGGCGTGACAAGTATAAAAATGTCAATCGTATCAAGGGAGCAACTGATGTTGAAACGGGTGACATATTATATGCTATTGATTCGGAACGTACTAAACGTGAACGTAAGAAATCCGAAAAAGAACTTGAACTTAAACAAAAAAGACGTGAGAGATCCTTATTCCGAGAGATGAAGGCTCGTGAGCGTGCTCAAAAGAAGAACGCGCGTCTTGCTGTTAAACAGGGCAGTGTAACCATTGTTACCGAAGGTCTCTGTTGGTTTTTTGATGATGAAATTAAAATTGAAGAACTTAAACAGGAAGTTGAAGAACAGAAAGATAACCTTACGTTGACTGATTTTATGGACCGTATCATTAAGGCATATTCTATGCCTAAATGTGAGATGCGAGATATTTTTCTCGTAGAGATTCTAAAAATTGCTAAAGTCAGATTTCCTCAGATAGATATGGATGCTTTTCATCCAAAGAAGAAGTATTTTAATTTGAATTTTGCTGAGGATTTTATGAAACAAGGAAACTCAATGTTGGACAAAGCCAAGAGTTCTATAAATGATGTTATGGACTATCTGCGTGATGCTGTTAATGGTATATGTCCGCAATTGTTGCCTATTATACAACGAATATTTCCTAGTTATAAGTTTATGTTACATTATTTAATATATATGCGTAATCTTCAGTGCACCACGGATATGGGACTTATTTACCAGTTACATTCTAACATATGTCATCATGCGGAGTTGGATTTAGAGTGGCTACCAGAATTCATGACTGCCGCTTCATATGCTATACGTAGTATTGTATTTAGGAGTTTTAGAAATGATCCTACTAATGGTTATAGGAAATCCCAGATTTCTGATGGTGGATATGAGTTCGTTACTGAGGGACTAGACTTCAATGGCTTTGCAGGTTCTATGGAAGATATGATGTCTTTTTTGAAGAGAGTGTTTTCCAGTGAATACGTTACGATGATTACTAAACTATTGTTGTCACTTGCTTCTTTTAAATTGTTTTCTCGTGATATATCTTATTGGTTATATACGATTATAGGCAAACCCGTTAAGATGACCGCCTGTGAGCTTTTTATGTATTTTGCTGAGTGTTTGACAAAAATGCTTAACTTAGCAGCTCGTCTAGCTTGTGGATATTCCTTATGTGATTTATTATTAGCGGACGATCCTGTATCTGAAGCTGTTTCGTCCTGTAGATTATTATTATCGAAAACTGATCAGACGTATTTAGGACTTCCCGTCCCAGGCTATATGAATCTTAAAGTTTATATTCAGGAAGGTGAGACTTTAATGGAATTCTTTAAAACGTACATGAAAAAATCATCACGTCGTGATATTAAGTATGGTGTAGTAGAAGAACTTTCAGTTAAGTTGTCTAAGGATATTACAGCAAAGAAAGCATATGCATTGGGTCAACATAGACAAGCGCCCTTTGGAGTTATAGTCCATGGTCCACCTGGAATTGGTAAAAGTCATATACTTCGTTGGATAGCTAAGATTCACTGTGAAATTATGAATAGGGAATACAATGAGAATGGTATATATCATAAGGACACAGGAGATTTTTGGGCTAATTTTCAGTCCTTTGAACATTGGTGTATACATATGTCTGAGCTTGGTAATATGCACCTAAATCTTCTTAAGAACAAGGGAGATCCTCGTATAAATGAATTACTTAGTATTTGTGATAATATTCCGTATACTCTAAATACTCCTTTCGAAGATAAAGGCACGGTTAGATGCTTAGCCGAGTTGGTGCTTATAGATACAAATATTTGGAATATGCAAGCTGATATGCTGTTTGCATATACTAGTGCCATATTACGTCGTTTTTTGTTTATAGAACCTTCGGTTAAAATGCAGTATCGCAAGCATGACTCAGTCTCTATTAACCCCGACCTTTGCAATGAGGGTGATTTTATGGATCGTTGGACATTTGATGTGTACATACATGTTCCTACTGTGGGGCGAGAGACTCAGCAGATTTGGTTGCTTCGTAAAGAGGATGAAAATAGTGATATACATGCTCTTACGGATTTGTTAAGAGTACTCATGTATAAACATATAGTTAGTCAGCATGAACACCTCACCAATTTGCAGGCGGAACTCGCCAATACTGGCAAATATGGAGATAGTAACTGGCGTAAGAAACATGGTATGTTAGAAACTGATTTGAGTAAAATGAGTAATATGTACATGCCTCCAAATAAATCTTTTGAAAAAGCTGGTGCAGTTGGAGATGGTGATGTTGTTAAGTCTTTAGCATCTTTTGGTACTCCTAATTTAGATTGTTTTACTGATTTCATTAATTCGACTACCCAATCCTTGATCGATAAGACTCGTAAAGCGTTTCGGAAAAATAAGAAATTAGCTGTCTCGGAAATAGAAGTCAATTTAAATTCTGTAGAAGTCGTCAAGCCGGATTATTTAGAAACTATGAATCCTTATACCAGTGGTGAAGACACTACCGATGTTGCTGAAGTAGTTAACGCATGCATTGATCATATAGATATTTCAGATGGGTTACCATCATTTAGTGTTTATTCAGAATCGATTGAAACACAATCTGAGGGCTACTATAATAGCATATTGGAACAATGCATTATTAATTGCTCCGAGAGCACCAATGCTGCTTTCGCACTCGTGGTTTGTACGTTTATGACATCTATCATGAACTTGGTTCAATTATTTTGTACAGGCGTGCTTCGTCGACCCAAAGTTAAGTGGTTTATTAGCGTGACTTTATTTTTGCGATCGTTGTTGTCCTTATTGCTTTTGTGGTATATTTTTGGTTCTAATATTTTTGTTGTATTAGCCGGCTTTTTCTTAATTTTTGTTGACATGCTTTCATATGCAGGAATTTTTTCCGCAATAGAGTTTGCTCCTCGCAAACCGCAAAATATGGTGAAAGCTGGGGTAAAACTCTATTGGAACCGCTTCCGTTATTGGTTTAAGGGAGGCGTTTCTGATGCCACAAAGTTTTGCCTAAATGGAGTAGAGCTCATAAAATTTGATCGCAAAAAAGCGCGCGGATTTATAACCGCAGTTTCAGCCATTGGCAGTGCCCTTGTGTTAGCTGGTGGTGCTAAGGTTGTTTATGACTATGTACATCCTAAACATTCTTCTGAAAAGAAAAAGAAAAATTTTAAAAATGAAGAAAATGAAGGATTGGAATATAGTCACAAGCAGGTCAATACTGAAGCTACGCATGATATAACAGAACTTAACAGATATGAAAAAACTTTCCATTGTGGTGGCGAAAACCTTAAGTTAACTAAAACTAAATTTGGCAACTATTATAACGCTACTAATATGATTACTTTTGTTCCCCCGCATACCAGTTCCATGGCTAATTTGGATGCCAGGATGTGTAACCATAATATACGTCTATGCTACATTGAATATGATGATGTTCATATAAAGAGTTATCTATTAGGTTACTTTGGTAATTACTGCATCATCAATAAACATGTCTTGCCTGTTGATGTGACTAAGAAATTTCTTCTTCGTGTTAGTAAGACTGGCGTTAAGAAGGATTTGGAGCATACTGCTGATAGTATAATAGATGGTTCAGAAAGGATAGATGTTTATGAAGATATTTCAATTTTGCGTTTAACAGGGGTTAGATTCATTGATATTCGTGAACATATACCAAATGGATTTGAAGAACTACCTGAAGGTCTTGGTATGATTAGGGGAGAGCAAGTTAATGTTATTACCCGCTCTCAACCGATAATATATCGGGATATTAGATGGGGAGTTCAACAAATTATGCGTTCTTACACTTATAGGTGGGATAATCATTGTGCTGGAATGTGCGGATTGCCTTTGATAAAGAAATATCCTAAGGGTTCGGCTGTTATTGGTATTCATTGTGCTGGAGATTCCAACAATGATACTGCCTTTGCTATGCCACTCGAACGTGACGTTTTGAATAGAGCAATTATTGATAGATTTACCAACGACGATTTGATACAGATCAACTCTGAGAGTGTGGACGTTTTACCTCGTTGTTGTGAGTCTGGTCCTAAATCTCCTATTAATTATATAGACCTTGGCCATATATATCATTTTGGGAAAGTATGTGGGAAAAATACTCTACCTAATGGTAAGAGTAATTTCCATATTTCACCAATAATTGACACTGAGGAATATGAAGAAATATGTAATGAGTTAGAACTTCCGCGCATGCCTGACATGAAACCTGCTATACTTGGTCCTTTTAAGGATACGAATGGAGAATATCATAGCCCGTGGAATAATGCACTAGCAAAACTTAATTGTAAGAAACGAGCTTTGGATCGTAGAGTTCTTAGACTCATAGTGCGTAAACTATCTCATAGGATTGCCACTCAACTGAAAGCGGAAGGAATTGATAATTTACGTCCGTATACTCTTAATGAGGCTGTTAATGGAAGTCCAGATAATCCCTTTTTTCGTAGAATAGACATGTCGACCTCTGCAGGTTTTGGATTTGACGGTAAGAAGTCGAAATGGTTTACCCTTGATGACGATGGAGTAACTCGTATACCTAAACCAGAAGTTGTTCATGCAGTTACTTCTGCTTTGGATAGACTTTATGATCAAAAATCATCAGCGGGAGTTTATAGTGGCTGTCTTAAAGATGAAATTAGACCTATGGAAAAAATAGCGAAAGTGAGCACGCGTTTATTTATGGGATGCTCATTGGTTGATTTGATTATAGGCCGAATGTTTTTAGGCCCACTCGGCTCGTTGATGTGCCGTTTTGGTTATATCTTTTGTACAGCGATAGGTGTTGATGCTTTACGTGAGTGGTCCTGTTTAAAAGAGAGACTTGAATCTTTTAGTGATATAATGGTCGAAGGAGACTGGAGTAGTTACGATTGTAAGGTGCCTGATGATATACGGTGGTGTGCCATGTCGGTCATCTATAGATTATTTAAACTACTAGGGTATCCTCCAGAGTCTTTAGTCATACTTAACTCTGTTCTTTCGGACATGCTTTTTCCTTACGTATGTATTTTGGCAGAACTTTTGTGTATTCCTGGGGCACAACCATCCGGAGCTTATTTGACTGCCGAAATTAATTCACTAATAAATTTAATTTTATTTTTGTATATGTGGATTGTATGTCGGTTAGGTAATTTTGAAGAATTCTTCGCTTGTGTTTTGCCCTTATTTTTTGGAGATGATGTTTTATCTGCCGTAAAACCCCATATTTCCAAAGTTTTTAATGAGATCACACTCAGATTGAACTTTTTGAATTTATATGGTATGGAGTTTACTGCTTCTGATAAGAAAGAAACAGTCACTTCTACCCGTAGTATTCACGAGAGTTCTTTCTTGAAAAGAAAATTTGTGTATCATGAAGACTTTGAGAGATACGTTGGTCCATTACCTAAGAGTTCTATACACAAGACTTTAGCTTACATCGATGAATCCGGTAATTGTTTCCGTACAGAACGAATAGCTGGTATCTTAAGAAGCGTGAATTTAGAGCTTTCTTGTATAGTGTCACGAGACAAGCATGAGCGTATCCGAAGATTGTTTTTGCGCATAGCCCAAAAACTATGTGTTGATGACAATTCTTCATCTATGCCAGTTCTCCCAACGTTCGATAAGATTAGAGAGATGTTATTTGATACTAAACCAGCTGGTGATGAGTGTACCCAGTTGGTAGAAACACTCCCCGTTATTGCGCATATTGAAGACTTCGTAACTCAAAGCGAAGACTTTTTCAGTGAGGCGGAAGATACCCTTTTAGATTTCGGGTATTTAAATATTGAACCATTGAGTTTCGAGGAACATAAACGGTTACCTCGTAGAAAACACCTAAAGTTTACAGATGAGAAGAATTTAGATTTAAATTTAGAGAGTCTGCCATTGAATGATGTCATTCATATGTTGTTAGAATATCCATCTTATTATCTTGACCTTGATTATGAAACTGTGCGAAAATCACCTTCTTATGGTGACTATGCATATAGATCCAGTATGGATAGATTTTTCAGATTGGCTGGGGAAGTTACCAGTCGACTGAGAAATGTTTCCTTACGTGAGTTACTGAATATGCGTGGTATAGTTACCGAAGCAGAAGAAGTGGCTGAGATAAGCAAAGGTCCGGTGATTCATGAGGAAAAATACGTTACCATTTTAGATATTGGTGGAGATTCTGTTGACAAAACTAATATTGGCGTTGTATATGACAATGATGTCTTGATGACCACTGACGCTGATTTGGATAGTTTCTTCATGAGACCTATTGAGATAGCGGTTGTTGACATTCCTATGGATACACAATATACGTGGTCCAATTCCGTTTGGCAGACCTACTTAAATATTCCTTCAGTTCGAGCTAAATTAAGAAATTATGCATTCCTTCGTGGAACATTGCACGTAAAAATCACAGTGGTTGGTAGTCCTTACCATCACGGTAGTTTATTAGTTGCGGGTGTTCCACGAGCACAAAACAATTATATGTATGCATATTATCTCCCTTTAGTTGGTACTCTTTATCAGCAATTTAATAGGTGGTTGTCTCAAATTCGGGGCAGTAGATTAATAGATGTTAGGGACGACAAACCTTTTGTAATTACCTTCCCTTTTATAAGTCCTCAACCTATGTTACGCTTATTTAATAACAGTAGTACAGCTTTGGCAAACACTACCGCTTATAATGATGCAGTTAACATGGGTGATTTAGTGATTAGTGTTGTTAACTTGGTTAATGCTATTAGTACGGGAGCTTCGGACGTATCTGTGTATGTTTATGCTTGGATGGAAGATGTCGAAGTAGGTTGTCCTAGTGCGACTCAAATCACTATTACTACTGAAGCTGAGAATATGAAGAAAGGAAAAGGTAAGCGCATAGAGATTGATGAAAGGAAGATGGGACCTATTGAAAGATATAGCTCTGCCGCCGCTGAGGTTTCGGGCGCGTTGCAAGTAATACCGTGGGTTGGCCCGTTTGCCACGGCTTCTACTATGATGTTCGGTGGCCTTTCTAAAATTTCAGCTTTGTTGGGCTGGTCTTATCCAGTTTGTACTGAGCAACCCCATCGTATTAAGAATGAACCTTTTGTGAATGCGGCTAATGTAATAGGGTTTGATACTGTACAGAGGATAGGTTTAGACCCTAAGCAAGAATTGTCTATAGATCCGCGTAAATGTGGTATTGATACGGATGATATGCATATAAATGCTATTAGTTCGCGTCCTTCAATTTACTATACTGGAAGTTGGACGCCATCCCAAGCTTCAATGAGCTCTATGTTTACTAGCATAGTTACTCCTACCGCTGCCCAGAGCATATCTTACAATTCGCACACTCTTGTTCAACCTACCGCCGTAGCGTTTGCGGCGCGTCCTTTTCAATATTGGCGGGGGAAAATGAAATACAAGATTATTTTCTTTCCTAGTAACTTTCATCGTGGACGTGTTGCTATCGTATACGAACCGAATGTTTATCAAATCTCGTTGATTACTACGTCTCCTTCTCTTAATAAACAATATATGGTTATTGTTGACTTACAAGAAACTAATGAAGTGGAGATTTGCATTGACTGGGCATTTCCTAGGGAATGGGCTCAGACTTTGCAACCTCCATATTGCAATGATTGCATTAACTCTACTACTAACTTAAATTATAAATTTGAGTCGTGCAATGGTTTCTTTTATATTATGCCCATTACGAAACTGGTTTCACCAGATGGAAGCAATGTTGATTATACTATTTATGCTTATTGTGACGATCTTTGCGTGAACTATTTGGATAGTTCCCTTTTGCCTAGTTATGTCACACAAGGAGAAGAACTCGGAACCCAATTTGAGAGCTCTTGTTATGTAGTTAATCCTACTGGATCTAATGCTACGAATATATCTCAAATGTATTTTGGGGAGAGGCCCGTTACTTTTCGTAACTTAATAAAGAGGTATTCAGCCAAAAGTTTTACTACTTATTCAGGTACTAATATCGGCGATACTACTTTGACTTACGTTGGTCTGGTTTGGCCTACTCCTGTTCCCACGAATCTGTTGGGATATTTACAATACGGGTTTATCGGAATGTCAGGTGGTCTCAAGAAGAGAATTTTGATTGGAGGTACTAATTTTAGGTCCACCGATCATGTTTGGGTTACGATGTTATCCCCAAGTTCAACTATCGTTATTCCCAGTCTATCCGCTAGCTCTACCTTGAATGGGATGGTAGCGAATGAAACTGGAACTTTGATGTTTGTTCCAGGTACGAACGCAGGGATAGATTTTGAAATTCCCATGTATACCAATAATTTATACTATAATGCTTCTACTTCTCCTGCTCCGTCAGGAGATAGTCAATTTTTGACGTATGTTACGTACAATTATAAGGTTACATATAGTACAAGTGGTACAACAGCTAGTATAGGGAATAGTGTTGTTGAACTAACCGCAGCTGGTGAAGATTTTTCATTGTTGAATTTTCTAGCTGCTCCGTCTTATGACTATTAGTGTTCTGAAGGGAACACAGGCGAGAAGGCGCCATATAAACTAAAGTGCTCTGCACTTGCTTCAAATTTTATATAGGAAAGTGCAGACTTTAAGTACTGACTTTCAATACCAAAA